AAACATGCCTGTTGGGAAAACTTGCAAGAGATACCTTCACTAGTATCACAAGCAAAGATTCCAAAGATTGTTTCATATATAGAAATAGGAAAGGAGAAACTTATATGACAGAAACAACAGCAACATTAGAAGAAATGGAGAAGAAGATCAAAACTATGGAGTCTAGACTAGCCGACATGAAGAAAGCCTATAAGAATAGGAAGCTAGAGGGTCTACGTATTGCTATGGAAGCACGTAAGTCTGCCGAAGATGCCGTGACAGAAGAGTTAAAAGCTTTAGGGTATAAGCGTGTGCCTTATAAGAATCTTACATCATACGTAGATCAGATGAACTCCGTTTGGCGATGGTAGTTGCTATACTCTTCTAAAAAATATCAGGTAGCACGTAAGTTAGGCTATCGTAGTGGACTTGAGGTTAAGCTCTCAGAGTTTCTTGATGATCTAAAGATAAAATATATCTATGAAGGTATCAAGATAGAGTGGGAAGACTTAGCTTACAGACAATACACACCTGACTTTGTGCTACCTAATGGTATAATAATAGAAACTAAGGGATTGTTTACTGTAGCAGATAGGCGAAAGCATATATGTATACAGCAACAGCATCCCAAGCTAGACATACGTTTTGTGTTTACAAGTAGCAGGAGAAAATTACAAAAAGGTTCTAAGACTACCTACGGTATGTGGTGTGAAAAGAACAATTTTAAATATCACGACAGAATTATACCAGAGAGTTGGTTAAAGGAACGCAAAAAGAAACTACACCCTGTGTTCATAGAGTTCACAGGAAAAAAGATTATAAGGAGATATACATGACACAGAATGGATTTAAAGACTTACACTTCAAGCTAGATGATCAAGACGTAATCATACGCATGAAGCCTATACTGGATCATCAGAAGAACTGGACAGGAGATGTACACCTACAAGTATTAGATTCTGTCAATAACCCTCTATCAGACAGAGACTATACTGACATTATGTTCTTTGCAAGAATGTGTCTCGTTGGTATTGACTTACTTAGAACAGACGAAGAATGGTCAAAGAAAGTTTACCAGATGGTTAGAAAAGAAATGGATGACGAGATGAAACCTGAAATTGTTAGTAGACACAACAACGTAATTAGAGTAGACTTTAAATCAATGAAAGAAAAACTAAATGGGAGTTCATAATATGGCAAAATGGGAAATGAATAATTGTAAGGATAAAGATATGGTCAATAGCCCACCACATTATAATAAGTATGGTGTAGAATGTATTGAAGCTATTCAATCGGCTACAGGTGAAGGGTATGAATATTATTTGCAGGGTAATATTATTAAATATCTTTGGAGATACCGATACAAGAATGGTGTGCAAGATCTTGAGAAGGCACAGTGGTATCTCAATAAATTGATAGAAGTGAAAAAGGGCAGTAAAGATTCGACTGATGTCTTTACTAGCTTTGGTATAGAGTTGGACAATGGTTGTTAAGATCTACATCACTCTTAATGTTGACAAAGATGATTACCCTGTCCCTGCTGACGGTGATCCTAGTGAAGAGATACAACAAGCGTTAGAAGAGTTTATCTATGATATTGACGGACTAAAAATTAAAAACATGCGAATAACAATGGAGAACTAATATGAATGATTATCAAAAATTTATTGCAATATCTAGATATGCTAGATGGATTGACGAAGAGAATAGAAGAGAGACATGGGAAGAAACTGTAGATAGATATGTATCGTACATGTCACAGAAAGTTAAGGGACATCTTCCTTTGGTACAGATAAAGGATGCCATAACTAAACTAGAAGTTATGCCGTCTATGAGAGCATTGATGACAGCAGGGTCTGCTTTGGAGAGAGACAATACAGCAGGGTACAACTGTAGCTATCTTCCTGTGGACGATCCAAAAGCTTTTGATGAAGCTATGTATATATTATTATGTGGCACAGGTGTAGGCTTCTCTGTCGAGAGACAATACGTAGACCAATTACCAGAGATACCACAGAAGTTAGATCATGTTGATACATGTATACAGGTGCAAGACAGTAAAGAAGGATGGGCAAGATCACTACGCAAGCTCATAGGACACCTATATATGGGTGAAGTTCCTGTATGGGACATGTCAAAGGTAAGACCTGCAGGTGCTAGACTAAAAGTATTTGGTGGTAGAGCTAGTGGTCCTGCCCCTCTTATAGATCTGTTTAACTTTACAGTAGCGTTGTTTCGTCACAATGAAGGACGTAAGCTATCTAGCTATGACTGTCATAATTTAATGTGCAAGGTTGGGGAAGTTGTAGTCTCTGGTGGTGTACGTAGATCTGCTATGATTAGTTTATCTAACCTTTCAGACCAACGCATGAGACATGCCAAGTCAGGTAAATGGTGGGAGACTGCACCACAGATGGCACTATCAAATAACTCTGTTGTTTATACAGCCAAGCCTGATGGAGAAACATTCTTACGTGAGTGGACATCTCTTGTAGAATCTAAGTCGGGAGAACGTGGTATATTTAACAGGCTGTCAGCCAAGGAACAGGCAAGCAAGTTTGGTAGAAGAGATCCAAATCATGAGTTTGGTTGTAATCCTTGCAGTGAGATTATTCTTAGACCTTATCAATTCTGTAACCTTACTGAGGTTGTGGTAAGAGAGAAGGATAAGTTTGATGATCTAAAGAGAAAGGTTATGTTGGCTACTATACTTGGCACAGCACAGTCTACTCTCACTAAGTTTCCATACCTCAGAAAGATATGGCAAAGGAACACAGAAGAAGAAAGACTTCTTGGCGTTAGCCTTACAGGTATTATGGATAATGAATTAACAAATGGGAGAAAACATGGGCTTGAAAAAACCCTCACAGCACTCAGAGAAGTTGCTGTTGAAACAAACAAAGAATGGTCAGCTATCTTCAGTATTCCACAAAGCACAGCAATTACGTGTGTCAAACCAAGTGGAACAGTATCGCAACTTGTTGACTCAAGCAGTGGCATACACCCTCGTCATAGCTCTTTTTACGTTAGGACTGTGCGTGGTGATAATAAAGATCCTCTCACACAGTTCATGATTGACAGTAAGATACCTAACGAGCCAGACTTTATGAAGCCAGATACACAGACAGTATTTAGCTTTCCTATGAAGTCACCAAAGAAATCTGTAGTTAGGAATGATATGACAGCCATCGAACAGCTAGAGATGTGGCTTCTCTATCAGCGACATTGGTGTGAGCATAAACCTTCTGTTACCGTGTCAGTGCGTGATGAAGAATGGATGGAAGTGGGAGCATTTGTATTCAAACATTTTGACGAGATGTCAGGTGTTTCTTTTCTACCACACTCCGATCATACTTATCAGCAAGCACCATATCAGGATTGCACAGAAGCTGTATACAATGATTTTAGCAGTAAGTTCACTCATATTGATTGGAATAAGTTTACGACTTATGAAAAAGAAGATAACACAAAATCTTCACAGACCTTTGCTTGTTCAGGGGATAACTGTGAGATTGTAGACATAGGAGCATAACATGGGAGCAGTATTAATATATGCAACAATATTAATTGGTGGTATTGTTGAGGTAATTCAGTACAAGGGTGAGACATTTAAAACTAATGAAGAGTGTGTGTCATATTTACAGACATACAA